GGTGCCTGCGACGGGCTTGGTGATCGCCCGCGTCCAGGATTGACCGCCCGAGGCGTAGCGCTTCAGGAGCGGGAATGTCGTGCGGATCCCGTCGCCGGTGCCGAGCGGCTGGTCCAGCGGCGAGGGTGTGCCCGAGGGCAGGCAGGACTTGTGGTCGCCCCAGTCCTTGAAGCGGAAGCCGTGGAGCCGGCCGTTCCTTGCCTCGAAGAAGGCGACGACCGCTGCCAGATCGTCGGCACGCCGGATGCCGTAGGCGACGTCGTAGCGGCGGCGGGAGTTGGCCCAGCTGGCGTTGCGCTCCTCGTCGCCCGAGGCGAGCTCCACCACCTGCGTGCGCCGCTCCGGCCCGCCGCGCGCGCCACGGCTGATCGCGTCCGGAAACCGGACCTCGTGAAACGCCATGCTCGGGATCCTCAGAGACCGCGTCGGCCCATCGACACCGCGCGGGCGATGTCGGCGGCAACTTGCGTGCGCGACTGCCGGAAGCTGTCTGCGTCGCGGGTCATGATGGTGACATTGACGGATGGGGCGCTGCCGCGCCCGCCATATCCGGCGGCCTCGCGGCGGAAGAGCACCCGCTCGCCGCGCTGGAGGATGGCAGGCACCTCGTCCGGCTTGAGGCCGACCCACCCCCCCGAGTGCATGCGCGGGGCATTGGCGAAGGCCAACGCCGGGACCATCCGGCCGGGACCGGCCATGCCGACCGTGCCGCCCGCATGCAGGACCGAGGCGAACATGCCGCCTGCACCGCCCAACACGCCCGACAGCAGCCCCGCCAGCGGGCCGAGGATGAAGCGCCGCGCCGCGAGCCGAGCCAGATCGGCGATCATCGAGGTCACCAGATCGCGGAAGTCGAGCTTGCCCTTGCGCACGAAGTCGGCGACGGCGGTCTCGGCCGCCCCAAACGCCCCGACCAGCGCCTGGCCGATATCGGCGCCGATCTCGCGCGCCTTTGCGGCATAGTCGGCGAGCGCGGCGGTGACCGCCTGCCAGCCGGTCACGGCTTCCCCGGCACCGGTCGCGGCGTCGGTCCCCGCCTCGCGCCCGGCCGCGCCCGCGCGACCGGCCGAGGTTTCCGCTTCGTCCAGCGCCTCGGCGACGCGGCGGGCCCCGGCGGCGGCAGCATCGAGCGCGCCCTCGGTTTCCTCGCCCGTCCCGCGCACGGCCTCGACCAGCGCGGTGACGGCCTCACGGACGCCATCGAAGGCGCCCGCCCGTGTGTCCGCTGCCCGCTGGCGGAACCGCTCGGCCGTGGTGCCCGCGTTGCTTGCGGCGTGGTCGAGCATCGAGGCCCAGGACTGCGCGCCGAACCAGTCGATCTGGAAGTCCGCGCCGATCCGGTCGGCCACGGCGTTGAAGGTCGGGCCGATCATCCCGAGGAAGTCGGCCCATTTACCCGCGAGGAAGGCCATCAGGCGGGTCCAGATGCTCACGATATCCGCACGCAGCGCGCGGAAATCGTCGACCAGCGAGCCCATCGTGGTCTTGATGCCGTCCCAGACCGCGCGGGCGACATTGCCCATCATCTCCAGCGCGTTCCCGAAGCTCCCGGCGCCGGTGACAAGGCGGGAGAACTGGTAGACCAGCTCGCCCGCGCCCACGATCAGCGCCCCGATCCCGGTGCGGATCAGCGCGCCGCGCAGGAATACCAGCGCCGTGGCCAGCCCGCGGACCGAGAGTGCCGCAGCCGCCAGCCCGGCGACCCAGCGTCCCGCCATGAGGGCGGCGAAGGTGGCGCCGATACTCACCAGCCGCCCGAGGTTGTCGAACAGGGTCCGGATCGCGATGCCGAGCGGGCCGGTGGTGCGCGCCACGGCCGCCATGGCGTTGGCGACGGCCTCCAGCGCAGGCGCGGTGGCGACCGCCAGCTGGTTCGACAGACCGCGCCAGATCAGACCCAGCCGCGAGATGGCGTCGTTGGTGCGCTCGATCTGGCGCGCGTCCTGATCGCTGACCACGACCCCGAAGTCGCGCACATCCTGCGTCGCCTGGCGCAGCGTGGCGGTGTCGATCCGCGTGAACACGAGTGCCGCCCGGTCGCCGAAGAGCTGCGAGGCGACGGCCGCGCGCTCGGCCTCGGGCACGAACTCCGCGAGCCGGTCCTGGATCAGCGCGATGCGCTGGTCGAGCGGCAGGGCCTGCAGCTCCCCGGCAGACAGCCGCAGGCGGCGCAGCGCCTCGGTTGCGTGTCCGGCCCCGGCGGCGGCCTGGCTGAGTCGCCGGGTCAGCTGCATCGCCGCCTGCTCGACCTGACCCATCGACACGCCCGCCAGATCGCCCGCGCGCTCGAGCACCTGGATGCTCTCGACCGTCGTGTCGAGCGAGGCTGCGAGCTTGGCCTGCCCATCCACGGTGGACAGCCCCGAGCGGATCATCGCCGTGGCCGCCGCCGCCAGTGCACCCGCGGCTGCAGCTGCCGCGATCCGCGCCCTACGCGCGAAGGCGGCGAGCCGGGTGTTGGCCATCTCCATCTCGCGCGACAGGCGGCCAAAGCCTCGAGCCCCGGCCTCGCCGACACCCTCCAGTTCGGCACGCACCTGCCGACCGCCCACCGCCGAAAGGCGGACGCTGACACGTTTCTCCGTCATCGGAAGCTCCTTGCCTTGGCGGCTCTAGCATCTTACTTTATGTGCATCGATCCATAAGGCGTATGAAGAGGGCCGAAACCGCGACCCTGTCCTCGAAGTTCCAGATCTCGATCCCCAAGGCGATCCGGACTGCCCAAGCCTGGGAGGCCGGGCTGACCTTCGCCTTCATCCCGAAGGGCACCGGCGTCCTGCTCGTACCGGTGCCGAAGAAGGAGAGCCTGAAGGGCCTCGCGAAAGGGGCGCGACCCGAGGACTATCGTGACCGATCGGACCGGACCTGATGATCCTCGTCGACACCTCGGCCTGGATCGAATGGCTGATCGGGTCCCCCACCGGCGAGGTGGTCGCCGGGCATCTGCCCGAGCAGGCGGCCTGGGTCGTGCCGACCATGGTCCAGCTTGAGCTCGTGAAGTGGCTCGCGCGCGAGGTGGGCGAGGACAAGGCCGATCAGGTCATCGCCTTCACGCAGGTCTGCCGGGTGGTGTCGCTCGACACCGAGATCGCGCTCGCGGCCGCCGAGGCCTGCCGCGCACATCGCCTCGCCACCGCCGATGCCATCGTCTTCGCCACGGCGCGGGCGCAGGGCGCCACGCTGTTGACCTGCGATGCGCATTTCGACGGTCTGCCGGGGGTCCGGCTCATCCCGAAGGTCGCCTCCTGACCATCAGCCGCGCTCTGCCGCCAGCTGCTCGTTGATCCGGCGCACCATCACCGCCTCGATGGGCGGCAGGAACTCCGCCATGGCGAGGGGCGGAACACCCAGCGCACGGCCCAGCGCCAGTGCGGCACCCATGTCCCAGCCGATCACCGCGCCGGGCAGGATGCGCAGCTGCCCACCGAGGCGCTGCGCCAGGTCCCAGACTTGCGCGCCCTCCCAGGTCAGGGGCTGGTTCAGTCTGGCCGGGCAGTCGGGGCACGGCCCCGCGCACGCCGCGCAGTAGCTTTCGCCCCCGCCGTAGGACCACTCGGCGAGGGCGATGAGGCGTTTTTTTCCCGTTCCAGAAGCAGTCCCTTGGCGACATAGGCCCCCTGGAAGGCCTCGAAGGCGGGCCAGATTTCGAGGAGCGCGTCGATCCCCTCGGGGGTCACCCCGACCGGGTTCCCGTCCGAATCGCCCACTCCCTCCCAGTCCAGCACCGCGCGCCGCGCCACCGCCTTGGCCATGGCCAGCGCCAGTTCCTCGGTCGTGGCCTCGGGCGGCAGGGCCTCGACCGCCGGATCAGTCCGCGCGGAGACTATCAGCGCGGTGGTCAGCGGTCGGAGCCTCAGCCGAACTCCGGGCAGCAGATCGAGCCAGCGCGGTGTGTTCGTCAGGTCCAGCGTGAGCATCAGTACGTTCCCCTCTCGTTGACCAGCGTCACCGTGCACATCCGGCCCAGCGCCGGATCGACCGCTGCCTGCCAGTCGAAGGTGGCCTGAATGCCCTGCGGTCCCGGCACCTCGACGCGCGGGCGCGGCAGATAGACGGCGTGGATGGTGAAGGTCAGGCTCTCGCCCGAGGGCAGCACCCAGCCGAGCTCGATCGCGCAAGCGTCCCCGGCGATGGCCTGGTTCGCCAACACCTGGTCGGCGAAGCGCACCTCCATGCGGCCAGTGAGCGCGGCCATGCCCGGGTCCGCGCCGTCGATGCGCCCATCGGCGCGGATGGTCTCGATCCGGTCGAGATTGTTGGCATAGGTCACCTCGGCTGTGACCAGGTTGCCCAGCGCCGTGCCGTTGCGCGTGACCGTGCCGTTGAAATGGCCGAAGCGGAGGAGGTCCAGCGCCGCAGGTGTGCCCGCGCCGGTGGTCGTGGCCAGCGCCTCGCCTTGCGCCACCAGCCGGGCGGTCGCGGTCAGCAGCCCCGCGCGCTGCATCTGGAACGAGAGCTGGTCGACAACGCAACCTGCATACATGGCGAAGCGCGGCACCTCGGGCATGGCGACCTCGATCGCCATCGAGGGCAGCGCCCAGCCGCCCGAGCGAAACTCGTGTGTGAAGGGGCCCGGCCCGGTGCCGGTGGTGGTAGGCGCACCGAAGGCCCCCTTCAGCCAGAAGCCGAAGGCATTGGCATCTATCGGCACGACCACATCGCCATCCGCCGTCAGTGCATCCTTGATCGGCGCCAGCGGATCGCGGCCGTAGCCGAGCAGCTCGGAGTTCAGGAGCGGCTGCTCGGCCCCCAACGTGGTGCTGGCAAACGGCATCCGCGTGTAGCCGCTGGCGGGCGGCGTGCCATAGGTCGTCTCGAACGCCAGCGCCATCTACGCCCGCGCCCCATGGGCTCGTGCCATGGTGGTCTCCCTTGCTGGTGAGTTCGCGCGCCCCGGCCTGCGCCTTCAGGCCGGGGCTGCGACAATTGGTGCCTGAGCGGCGGTCATCCCGGGCTTTGAGAAAGCTGCATCCCCGGCTAGCCTTTGCGGCTTGCGGGAGGCGCTGATGGGACAAGAGGGCGGATCGATCGACGCGCAGGCCTTCCTGCGCATGACGGAACTCTTCGCCATGAAGCGCAGCACGCTCGCACCCGCCGCCGTCCAGACGCTGGCCAGCGACATCGTCGATCGCCTCGCCCGGGCCGCCGAGAGGGCACCGCGCTTCGAGGATATCGTCCTCGACGAGGCCAGCATCACCGCCTTCTGCGCGGCGCTGATCGCGCCGGAGGCGGGCGCAGCCCTGCGCTTCATCGAGGCCCGCCGCGCCGAGGGCGTGACGCGGCAGGGCGTGTATCTGGGCTATATCTCCGCCGCCGCCCGCAGGCTCGGCGAGGGCTGGGACCGCAACGAATTTTCCTTTGCGGAGGTGACCATCGGGACCGGTCACCTCTACGCCCTGATGCGCGCACTCAGGGCCGAGGAGCCGACGCGCGGGCCCGCTTTCGACACGCGCCGCTGCGCGCTCTTCGCCACCGTCCCGGGCGAGGACCACAGCATCGGCATCACCGTCGCCGCCGACCTGTTCCGCGACGCGGGCTGGGAGATCGATCTCCGGATCGCCATGGATCACGACGGGCTGATCGCCCATGTCGAGCGGACCCGGCCGCCGATCATCGGCCTGTCGCTCAGCACCGAGCGGCGGCTCGAGGACCTGATCCGGCTGGTGGTGGCGCTGCGCATCGCGATGCCGCATGTCCTGATCGGCGTCGCCCCGGCCGCCCCGCTCGACGCGGAGAAGGTCGGCAGCCTCGTCGATATCGACCTCCTGTTCCCGGACGTCCCAACGGCCTGCGCCGATCTCGACCGGCTGATCCGCCTCCGTGGCTGACACACCCGCCCGGCCCTCCGGACCAAGGCTCGCGCAGGCCGCGTTCGTCAGTGTCGCATGACCGACCGCAGTCAGGTCAGCGGGTCGGCCGTCCCATAGTGCAGCACCACCGGGATGACCGCCGCCTTCAGGCCGGCGGCACCATCGACGGGCAGATCGACCGGGCGCGGCGCCTCGGCCTCGACCCAGTCGCAGAGGCCGCCGAGGGTGCGGTCGGCGGCGATGGCCGCGCCGACGTTGGCGCACAGGGTGTCGAAGGTGGCATCCCGGTCGGCCCCCTGCACCACGGCCTCGATTTCGGCCCGATGCTGGTAGTGGTAGCGCAGCGGCGAGAGCGTCACCTCCGGTTCACCCGGCTCGCCGTCGCGCAGGATCAGCAGGCCCTCGGCCGGAACGCGCTCGGGCAGCACGTCGCCGCGCAGGGCGGTGGCGGGCAGCGCCGAGAGCCGGGCGTGGAGCGCGGCGAGGATGGTTTCGCGGGGGGTGGGCATCTGCTGCTCCAGTAGCGGCGGCAGGCATCGGACCTTGGCGACGGGGCGCGCTGCCCGGCTGGGCAGGTG